GTGGGCCGCCGGTCTGGCGACCGGTGAACGCGCCCCCGATAGCGCTCAATAGGCCGCCACCAGCGCCAGCCGCGCCGCCTGTTGCAGCGTTAAATATACCTGACAGTATCTGCTGTGACAAGGCCTCCGCCGCCATTCTCTTCAGGGCATCGGCGAAACCAGACACCAGGCCGTCTAAACCTTCGTCGAATGGATCGAAAAGGAAGTCAGCAAAAGCAGACTGTACGTTGCGCGCCGCCTGGATGCTGGTCTGCTCCAAGAAGCTCGCGAGCTCGTCGCTTTCTGCTGCGGCATTTTTAAGTTGCTCCGCGGCGTCTTCTACCGATCGGGCGAAGGTTTCCTGTGTTATGAAACCGCCTTCCAGTAACTGAGCCAGCCGGTTTACCGTCTCGGCGTACTCTTCCGCCGGCATGAGCGCCGCCTGCGTGACCGTAGCGGCCTCTGCAAGCATGGCGTTGTATGCTTGCCCTTGCGGTGTAGCGGCGGCGTATGTGGCGCCAGCTGCGGACAGCGCGGCATTAAACTGTTCCTGCGTTATCCTATCGGTAAACAGCAGTTCGTCAAGTTTGGCAAGTTCTTGCTCATAAACAAACAGCGGGTCGACCGACCGCCTGACACCGTCGGCAAGTTTATCAAGGCTTTTCGCCAGCTTATCGGCTTCGGCAGACGCGGCCGGGTCGATTATCTGTGCCGGCGCTGCCGGCGCAATGTTCAAATCTACCAGCGACGGGTCCTTGAATGCCTTATTCCGCTTTTCAAACTGGGCACGTTCATCGTCAAGGAAGTCGGTTATAGACCGTAGCTCCGCTTTCAACTCGCGCTCTATGTTCACGCGCTCTTGTGCGGCGGCCTCTGCTACGCTGTCGTCGCGGATTAATGTTGCAATCGTGCCAACAATCGTGTTTTTCAATTTGTCAAATCTGTTATCCAGTGTCGGGAGTGACAACGCGCCGGCGCGCACAAGCTGCGTGAACGAAAATGCCAGTTCGTCTACACTGCTCACGCTATCGTCGACCGTGCCGGCCAGCGCAGTGAACCCGCGGCCAAGGGTACTAGTAAAGCCAAGGGTCTGATCAAGCCGCCCGGACAGGCGTACGAAGGAGTTTGACAGTACGGTCAGCGACTGCGAAACGGTGGCATCCAGCTGACCAAACTCAGATTCCAGTGCGCCGGCCTGGCTCTGGAGTGCGCCGAATACCTTTTCCGCCGTAAGTTCGCCTTCGGCGCCAAGTTGCCGAAGAGCTCCCACAGTCACCCCGAGTCCATCCGCGATAGCCAGCGCCAAGCGCGGCGTTTGCTCTAACACAGACCGCAGCTCATCCCCGCGCAGTGCGCCGGACGCTAAACCCTGCCCGAGCTGGACGATAGCGGCGTTCGCGGAGTCCGCGGACACCCCCGAAATTGTAATCGCTTTGGACACAGCCTCCGTCACGTCCAGCACTTCCTGCTGGCTCTTTCCGAGTGCTGTGCTCGCCCGGGCGACGCGCTGATACAGCTCTGCTGTCGATTCGAACGAAACGCGCGCGTTTTGCGATACGGCAAACAGCTTTTCGCTGACAGCTGTCAGCTCTTCGGTGCCGTTGGTGACAAGTTTAAGTCGGTTCTGTAGAGCTTTGTAAGCGTCTGCTGCCTGTATAATTTTGGTGGCACTGAACACGGCGGTTAGCGTGCCCGCCAACCGCCCGAGAGCCCTGCCAGACTCGTTTACTTTCTTTATTGAGGTGGCTTGTTTGTTAAACGATACTTCGCTGGCGTTTGTCTTTTTCCGTATGTCGTCAAGTGAACGCGTGACGGTCCGCGCGCCACGTCGGGCGCCAGAACCGTCAATTTCGACTTCAAGTCTTGCCATGCTCAGCAGTCCACTTTAGATAAACGACGTCTAATTTGCCGACGTAGTGTGCAAAATCGGCCGCGTCTTCGTGGTCAAACTGGTGCAGCTGCGCATACGCCAGTACTTCTCCGAAGCGTATGCCAAGCGGCGCCTGATAACCCCATTCCCGCGACCGGTCAAGGTTCACATAACCATTCCAATAGTCTAACAAATCCGGGGCTATTTCGGGGCGCTTTTCCAGTGCTGACGGCATTATACCGCTTTTTTCGTAAATCAACTGATACTTGCCGAGGAATTTCCCGTATTCAAGGTTCCATTCCAAGGCGCTTATGAGTTTTTTTCGTTTTCTTCAACCTCTTGCGCTTTGAAGGTTTCCATATTTCCGGCGATTTCCAGTATCAGCATGCGGAAATCTTTAAGGCGCAGGTACTGCTTGGCCTTTTCGACGCTGTACTTAACCTCTTCCCCGCTTTCGGTGAATCCGCGCCAATCTAAAAGGATTGTTTCAGCTTCTACGGCTATCATTATTTCCAGGCTGTCCTCATTGCTCCGCCCGCCGGACACTTTGCGCTTGTACGGCTGCATCGACCCACGAAGCGCGGCGCTGTACTCTGGGTTATACATCCGGGCTACGCGAACTGTCTCACCCTTCGCACCGATCTCGACCCACACACCTTTACGCTCTAACTCACTGTCTGTGCTGAAAACTTTTGTTATGTCCACTTTATGTGCTCCAATCAAAGGACGGGGGCACAACGCCCCCGCCTAGTTACCTACCTGTTTTCTATACCGTACCGGTCGGTATTCTGTTAATACCAATCATGAAGTCGGACGCCGGATCTCGCTTGGCTTCAAACTCAAGTGAAGTAATGACGTCCTGGTCATTGCCCCCGGCAACAACTTCGCCGCTGGTGAACTTCACTGCCGGGAAATCGAACACGTAAGAATCTCCGCCCAGTGTCGCGCGGAACGATACCGAAACGGTGTCGAAATTCAGGTACTTATCGAACATCGTCCGGTTGCGGAAATACGCCTCAATGGTTCCCGAGACGTTCGTGCGCCCGATACCGATACCGCCCAGCGCCAACGATCCGATGCAGGGTTGATCGCGAAGGTTGTTTTCGACGGTAAACTGAACGTTAGTGAAACACGCCGCAAGGTCCGCAATGGGTTCACCATCAATCAGTATGTCGGTAATGTTGTCAACCGCCGACATAACGTCGTCAGTGGACAGCGCCACGGTTTGGCTTCCGATCGACTGGCTACTTGCGGTAAGTTGCTTACCCTGGAACGTAAACGACCCGTTGATAATGGCGCCGGGTGCGATGTTCAGGTCCATTGACCCGACACGCATGCCGGAAAAGCGCTGTATTTCGATCGGAGACAGGTCAGAAAACAGCTTTTCAATCTGGAAGCTTTTCCTGGTCGTACCGTTCCGAACGAACTGCCCGCGGATCTGGGCGCCGGTGATCGTTTCAACGCTAGGCGCAGCTGGGCTCACAACCAGCGACTGAGGGCTGCCGGCACCGACCGAAACCACCTTGTAAAAGCCGTCATTGTTCGGCGAAGCGACGGAACCTGTCAGGCGAATAAACTGCCCCGCAACGATGTTCCTGAACGGATCAGGACTGCCCCCGCCTACATTCGTGAAAATGCTAGTGTTCACTAACGGTGAGGGCTGCGTGACGGATATGTCTACGCTGGTCTCGTTGACTTCGGTCGAAAAGTTGTCGTATAAGGCGCCCGCAAACAGTGGATCGTGACTGCCGAACGACAATTCCAGGCCGGCGTCGCCGCCCGCGCCAACCTGCGTGCGGATAATGTCCGCGACTTGTCGGTCACTTCGGATCTCTTCCGATGTGGCCGTTTCGGTATTCTGCGTCAAAGATTCGTTAGTAAAACGGAATTCGGATAGCACCAACGGGCTTACATCCGGAATTTCGCCCCACGCGGTTTCTTCCACGAAGAACAACTGGACAGAGCTTGAATCTGACATCTTGTTGCACTCCCTTCGGGGTTATAATTTACGGCGTTATTGGCACCAAATCGTCGGCCTGGTAAGGCGTCGACGCATTGTACTGCACCCATGCACCGTCTGCACCAACTCGTGTTAGTCCCGTTCCCCGGAAAATCACGCCATTCACTGTTCGGCCCTGATATATCGCGGCGACGCTGTCCGCAAGCTCGCGAGCCACTCCGTCCCCACCACCAGCGGGAACGAATATTTGCACAATAACCACTCCAACCCGACGAAATCGACGCAATTTCCCCATGCTGACCTGAGTTTGTGCCCCGGACAGGGTACTGACGCGCACCCACGTGTCGGCGTCTGGCGGGTCGGTTTCGACATCGCCAAACGTGTGTACAACGCCCGGATGTAACAAAGGCCATTCCGCGTCAAAGCGTTGACGAATTGTCGATGCATCTGCAGAATGTCCCATAACTACCTATTTTAACAGTTAACGAAACTGATTTTCAACCTCTTGAATGGATATCTGTACCATGCCGCGCGGTGCCTGTCCGCTGGAACCCTCTTCTAGAAACACGATGTACTCCACGTTGTTGTACAGTAATACGGTGGAGAATGGCTTAACGAAAGCGAGCGCTGATAGCGCCTCTGCCTCGATTTCGGCTTTGCTGCGTTTGCCAGCGATCACTGCTTCCCGTGAACCGGTGTCGACCGACACCTGCCAATTGTTCTGTGCCCGGCCGGTGTCCACCGGTGTTTTGGTAACAATCAGGCCCAGCAACTGGAACGCCACCTTACGCAAAAGCGCGGCTGCCTGTTCCTTTGTTAAGTCGTCGAATTTACGAAGGTCTACTGAGAACCGCGCTTGGTTCTTGAATCGCAGCCCGGCCATTACACACGCAGCTGGAGCTCATAGAAAGCGATAACTGTCCCGGCGGACTGTGGCCTAACTGCTACAATCTGGTAGTCCACGCCATCTTTCAGCATACGATCGCCAACTTTTGGAGTCAGTCCGGCGCCCTGGACAAGTGTTGATAGGTCGCGCGACTGTATAGCGCTGTTGTCAATTCTGCCAACAGCATACGGCTCCGGCGGTGTCGCTATTACGCCAGAGTCTGCGAAAGTGTCTGTTGTCGAACCGGTGGCCGCGCTGTATGTCTGCGTTATGGCCCGAAGGGTCGCAGGGCCGCCGAAATCATTAATTAATTTTGTGGCGACACCTTGCAGGCTGTCTAATCTTCCTGACATATCAGTTCCTTGATAATCTTCCTGTCGTACCAGCTGACGGGTTCAGGAATGGCGCTATCCGTTGCATAGCGTCCCAGTATTCGGTTGTCTGGCGAGCACTTCCGCCGTCTGCCGGGGTCATATAGTGAACCTCCAGACTACCGACTTTTTCCTTGCTGGTCTGCCGCCCTAGCGCTGCCTGTAGTGTTACAGTTAGGCCGCCGGAATCGTCGACTTGCGCGCGCGCGAGTAGCATCTGCGCCTCTTTTACTTCCAGCGGGATTTCGTTTTCTGCGATAAAGTACGTGTCCTGGAATGACAGGGGTACACCTACTTGGTTGAAAAACGGGTCAAAAAAGTCAACGACGGGAACACCCCTACGCGGCCAATCACCGGACTGGTTAGCGTCCGCGCGACTCCCGAGCCATCTAAGCCGGTACTTTTGCTGCAAATAACGCCAAGCGTTGACCAGCGCGGCGTCCTTGTTGTTGTTGGTAACCGTGGCCCAAACTGGGTCGTTTACGTCCTTAAAAAAATCGTTCGCTTCAACGCGCGTCGCGTATGAGTTTGCGCCCGCAACAATTGTGCCGTCTTCGATAGTTAAGGCCATTACTTTGTTATGTCCATAATAGTTTCAAACTCGCCCTTAGCTATGGTTCGCTTCACGCCCGGAACATCTGTCATCTGAATATCGTAATAGAGCGTTTCGGGGGCTGGCAGTGCGTCGGAATCAATCAGCGCCGGGGAAAAGTCAACGATCCCCGCGCTTGTGGGCGACCCGACAGTGCCGGCAATGGACAATAGCTGCGTACCGTTGCCCGGTGAACCAGCTACGGGGTCTTGCTCGGTGTTAACTGTCAACGTAAAGCTGTACCCGTTTATGTCCAGCGGCTGCAGCTGCGGGCTGACAGTGTCATCCAGGACTTCAACTTTTATCCGTATCGCTTTTGTGTCCCCGCGAACATAACAAATTTGCGATGATAGTGGGAGTATGCAAGTCATCAAACTACCTCAATCCGTGTTACGGTTAAATTTTCGGCCGCTAATGACACCGTTAAACCATCACCGATTAGAGTTACCACCAACTGCCCTTGTAAGACAGTTACGCGCCTAAAAATGCTTGGCTGGCTACCAGTATACACTATCTGGGAAGATTGGGCAGTGTCTATGTGACCCACAGCGGCAGTCGGCTGCTGTCCGTCGAACAATATTGCACTTGAATCGGGCGTCGCAATAAATGTTACGCCGCCAGATACGAGCCCGGGCTGCTGGCCGTTGTACAGGATATTGCCGGCGGCGCCCTGATCCGAGTAACCCGCTTGTGCCGTAGGCTGCTGGCCGTTGTATAGGACGGCGCTTGTAGTAACCTGATCCACAAAACCGTTTTGCGCGACAGGCTGCTGTCCTTCGTACAGTACGTTGCCGACCACTGCCTGGTCGATGAACGCGCCGCCCGACAGTATTGTCGGCTGCTGACCAGAAAATAGGATACTGCCGACCGCTGCCTGGTCGACAAACTGCTGTGTTATCAGCGCCGTAGGCTGCTGGCCGTCGTATAGGATTCCGGCGGCGCCGGCTTGAACCACAGCCCCATTCACACTGTCCGGCTGCTGTCCGTTGTACAGTACACTGCCGAACGTTGCCTGGTCTACAAACGAGTCACCAAAAACAAGGACAGGTTGCTGGCCACTGTAGATTATCGACCCCGTCGTACCCTGGTCGGATATCCCGTACTGCGCCGTAGCCGGCCGGCCGTCGTAAAGAATCTCGCCGGTTACCCCTTGCGCAGATACACCGCTCCGGGCCGCCGGCTGCTGGCCGTTATACAGCACACCTCCCACCGCTGCCTGATCCACAAAGGGTATGACGGCGCCAACGACAAGGGCCGGCTGCTGGCCGTCGTAAAGCACAGCACCAGCTTGCGCAGCGGCTGCCTGCCCGGTTACCGCCGCCGGCTGCTGGCCCGTGTACAGAATGGTGCCGCTGGATGCCTGGTCGACGAATGGCACATTTGCGCCAACGACAAGGGCCGGCTGCGCGCCATTGTATAGGATGTCCCCCGCTTGCGCTGTTCCGCTTGATCCTATGTTCAGGTCTGGCTGCGCGCCTGAGAACAATATAACAGACGCTAGCGCTGCGGCAATAAACGGTGTTCCGCTAGACGTGGACGACTTTAAGATCCGGCCGTTTGCAAGGGCCAGCTTTTCGGTATCCTCCCGGAAGATTCGCCCATTTGCGAGGTAAAGCCGCGCCATATCAGCTCAACTGAAATAGTGGGTGTATGTATACAGGCGCCGTTAAATCCTTATACACCTCAATTCTCACGGATACCGCTGCCTGCTGCCCGGGGTCTCCGGTCGTGTCAAGTTCCAACTTGTAAAAGTTCGGTGTAGGACTTCCAGCCGGCTCGCCAGTCCAGTCAGCTGCGCCCAGATCGCCCGCTGGCATGGCTGTAGAATCGTCTAACGGATCGCAGCCGTAGAAGCCGGTCGCTGAGGGACCACTGGACACCGTGTTAGGGATAACCGCGGTTGTGCCGTCTGGGTAGACCATAAAGGCGCAGATGTCTTGCTTGTTCAGTACCTCAGTCGTGACCATTTCCAGCGTGACGACATCGCTGCCAGTCGCGGCAAGGTCAACGTACTGCTGCGGAAGCTCGAAGATAAACGGTTTCACGCGGTTGCACTGGCTTGTGGTGTCAACCTGTATAGACGACTTGTCAGTGCCGCCGTACCAAGAATCGGTAGCTGTGACATAGACAGAGTCGCTGTTCTTGGCGGTGCCGGCGCCGTCAGCGATATAAAACCGATGCAGTGCGTTACCGGTGGAGTCGTCGCACCCGTACATTTCAAACCGGTGCATCGGGGTATTGAGTGTGCCGTGCAGTGTTACGGAAGCGTTGAGCCTGCAGTTTTTGTACACACACTTAACGATGTCACAAGTTACAATGGACAGACTGGGCATCAGCGTACCGGTTATTGTGGATAAGTCGCAGCCTTCAATTTGCACCTGCGCGCCGCCATTGGCGCCCATGCCGGCTATAAACATATTCGACAATGCCGATCCTGTGAATACCACCCCTTTAAGTGTCAACTTTCCCCCGTTATTAAGCTGGGCGAGGCTGTTCAGCGTACTATTAAAATCAATGGTTCCGCCATCCATTTGCACACTTACGCCGTCGACTATTACCTTGAACGCGGTGTCCGACGATCCAGCCCCAACAGTGAGCGTTGTGTCGCGCAGGTAAATCATGCTCCCTTGGCTACCAGGTCTGATTACATCGTCCTCTGTCGATAGATCAACGCCGTTTATCGTGACAAAACCTGTAGTGTTGTAGTACCCAGTGGTCGAAGTGTTAGTGTCCGATGCCCCCGGCAGGTACGCCGTTATGTCGTTCGCGTCATCAACGCTGGCAAGGATAATACCGTCAAAAGAAGCGCCAACGATATTTATAGCTGCTCCGCCCGACGCGTACGACGCCGCGTGCTGGTCTGAGAATAATACGAAATCGCCGCCGGTAGGCTTTACAGTTCCTTCAACCGCGTCTTCCAGGGTCCCGAAATACTCAGACGCGGCGGAAAACGCAGATGCCCACGTCCCGGTTTTCTGCGTGCTGTACACCCCGTCGGCGGCATCCACAGATCCGCCGGAAGCGGTGCCCCCGGATTTAACATAGAAGTAATTCGCCATCTAGCTAGCCTCCCGTTAATCGAACTCCGCCGGGAGGTCCTCCCATACGGCGTCGCTGTCAAGGAAAAAGGCAATACCCTGCACGTCACCATAGCGGGCGCTCATTTCGTCATAATACGGCACCCGTGGGATTTCCAGGTATGCGGCGCGCTGATTTGCGTTGCTGCCACCCCTCCCCTCCATGGCTTGCCACATCGGCAGGGACGCATAAAACGCCTGAACATCGGCGAACTGCATGCAGCGGCCCAGCACCCGGCGGTCGTAGTCGTTTTGATCCTGAAACAGCGGCGGTACCAGGTCGGGGTTCTGCCCCGCTTCGGCGCGCGAAATAGCGTCGCCAATCTCTTCGTCCGCGGCCGCCTGTTCTAACGCGGGTATCATCGAAATACGGTCCGCTGTCGTGTCGAAACCTTGCGGCACCAGCTTCTCAATGATGTCCACGCGCCCGCCGGCGTCGTCGTGGACAAACTCGTATTTAACGTAGTCGCGGTCCCCTGAAGGCACCGACGACAATAGTGAATGGCTGATAATCATCGTGGCGCCTCCGATAGCGTCCTTACGTTACGCCTGGTGTGCAGTGAACCACCCTTCAGTGGGCTGATTTATCCTGAAATCCGAGCTGACACTGGCCGGGTCGCCGGGGTTCGGGCTCGCTACTTCCAGATCGACGTACCAGACAAGCTCGGTCGTGGCGTCGTTAACGAAACTTCCCGGGGTCGCGGGTTTCACACACAGCAGGTATTTCGCCGTTACCGTGACACTCGTGCCGAAGTTTGCGTCGTCGCTGTTATAGCGCGTCCGAGTAGGACTTCCGGAAACAGTGATAGACCTGTTCGCGACGTCGATCGGCGCGCCGTCTCCGGCCACAATCTCGCCTGTCACGTCCGTCATGTCGTTGTGCGTAAAGACAGGGGTGTAAGCGCTGGATGCCAGTACGAACATAAATGCACCAGCGTCGGGCGCGTCCCAGGGGTAGCATGGGGTCGGCGAACCGGCGCCAACGCCCGAAAGCCGTTTGATGCCATTTGCGTATAGCTCAGTTACTCCAACAGTCATTTTCAATACACTCCGCTGTTAAATACGATGGTTTTTGATGCAAGTATTAGTATAGCATAGTGAATACAGCAAAACACCGCTCTTGATTAAACTATCTCGACGCAAATAAAATCGTGCCAGCGGGTTACTATGTTGAATTTACGCCCTTTTAGGTACCCCTTGACGAACTCCACAGGTCCCATGATGCGCGCCCCCGAGACGAACTCGATTTCACCGTACCGGGCGGCGCTCTTGTCGAAAGTGACAAGCATACCCACCGGTGGTGGTGCGTCGTCGTTTTCGCACAGGGTTACGTTACCTGGAAGGGTCGGAGGCTTGACGTAGCTTGCGCCCTCAAACATGGGCTTTCTATAGAACGCGCTGGCATATAGCAGCACCGATTTAGTGCGGCTGGAGATAATATGGAGCTCGGCCGTGTGTCCGGAAACCACGGTGCAGCCCAGCTTGATCGCTGGGCCGCGTAGGTTTTCGATCAAAAAGCCGTTAAGACTCGGAACTTTCCGCGTTTCCGGTGGAATCCCCGCTCTCAGCGTCCGCAGGTCTGCTGCGCTTTTTACGGCGACGGGCTGGCTTTGGGGTTTCTTCGCCCAGAATTCCGGCATCCGGGCGCTCAGTTGTGTTTTCAGGTTCGTCATTGCTTCCGCCTGTGTCAGTTTTCGCGACGCCAAGTAGTGTCGCGAAAGACTCTTCCGGCTCGGTGAGCTCCATCTGGGTAATCTTACCTTCGCCATCGAAGAAAAGGACTTCGGTCCCAGGGGTACCACACTGCGCGTATGAGCGCCCTATCAGCCGCGCTTTGGGCGCCGTTGCCTGGATCAGTACGGCGTTAGCCTCCAAAACAGTGTCCGGGCCGGTGAAATGCTGCTGGTCAATCAAGTGCGCGTGTGATTTTTGGTTGCGGATACTAGCCGCAAGGTCCTTGACAAGTGCTTCGCTGCCGCGCTTGAAATAGATTTTGGCCACTCTTCGGCCGTCGTCGATCTGTGCTTCTGACATTATGTGCTCCCGTAAAAAATTGAAAACTACGGGGACCGAAGCCCCCGTAGTCGATACTGCCTTTAGTTGCTCTGGATTGCAACGCCGGACAGGTCTTTCACGCTGTCCATTACGCTGTCCCAGTTGGTGGAAGTGGCCAACGTGGTGTCGTCAGGGTTCACGCCGCCATTTGCGACGTCGTACTTGAAGCCTTTGCAGCTCACATTGTACGCAAATTCACCCTGGAGCCGGGTAACGATGTTCTGTTTACCGGTCACGATCTCGTTAACCATGGTCGGCGCTTCGCTGTCTTCCAGCACAACCGCGTCGCCAACAAGGCCAAGCGTGGTGTACCGATTAACAGCGGGCGAACCCTGCGTAACGAGTGCGGCGCTATCAGTGATCAGAACCGGACGGTTCAGCGTGACAGGGGTACCGCTGGCGACGTTGAAGTTGGACAAACCGTCGATATTGCGCACGATCTGATCTTTCACCAGGTCATAATAGGCCTTGCTGTGCATGACCCACATAACCACGCGATCAGCCGCGTCACCGAAGTTAGCCAGACCGTTGACCAGGTCCAGCGTGTCCAGCGTGGCCGGGGGACTGGCGGCGCCGTCATTGACAAGTGCAGCCTGACCCAAGATAGCGGCAACAACCGACCGCAGACCGGTGTCAAGCTGTTCAACCTGCATCGCCTTGGCGATCTGTTGGCCCAGCAGGAAAGACAACACTTGGAAGTCGGGGTTCATGCCCATCTTCTTGAAGCTGTCAAGGGTCTGATCGATAGGACCGATCCGGCGGTTGACCTTAACGGAAATGTGCTCATCGGCAGGGACCGCAGACGAAGCTACCGCCGGGTTTGCCGGTGAAACATTGACCAGTCGACGACCAACAATGTTGGAAACGTTCTTGAAAAACGACTCCTGGTGAAAATCACCCATACGCTGCTGCGTAACAAGGCGAATCGCACTGCGGGAAGCCGCGTTGAAAGCGTCGGTGTTCTGCGTCAAGGTTTCCACCATGCCGCTGTGCACCAAATCGGGATAAATCAAGCCTTCGGGCAGTCGACCGACCGCCGCAAAGCTTTCGCGTGTACCTTCAGCCATTTTAATGACTCCTTAAATCAAAAAGTTGCGGTTATGCAGGCAGCTTTTGATATTCCGCGTCGGAGTGCTCCATTATGAAGTCCACCTTTTGCCGCGGCGTCATGCTGCTGCGTTTCAAATCTGAAGGTATCCCACCTTTTGCGCCTGCACCGCCACCTTCGCCGCTGCCCGGTGGGGTCCCGCCCCCTGAACTTTGCGCGCCGATGAAAGCACCTGCAAAAGTGTCTTGGTCCCGCATTTCTTTCACGAAATCGTTAACACTTATGAACTTACCAGAACTATCCACGCGCGGGTTGCCGGCGTCGTCGACAACTTGTACGCCAAAAGTTCCGGATTCGTCCTTTACTACCTTGACCCGGCTGGCAACGTGAGGCTTCAGCAACGTCGCGTTGCCTTTCTCTGCTGCAATGGCCGTAACCACTGCCGAATCAATCAATTGGTTGTTGTAAGCGTTCGTCAGGTCCGCCAGTTTCTTGTCGCGTTCGGCGATCTCCTGGTCGTGCTTACCCGCCATCTGGGTCTTGAGCTTATCCCACTCGCCCGCTTTCTGCGCGCGCTGCTCTTCGGCCTTGGCCTTTTCGTCGCGGAGCTGTGTCAGCTCATCCGGATCAAAGCCGCCGAACTGCTCTTCAAGCTCCCGGGCTTTGCGGGCTGCGGCGCGGGCGTTTTCACGCTCTTTGTGCAGTGCCGACTTCAGGCCGTCAACGTTCTCGACTTTGTCTTTCGCCACAAAGCCGCTCAAAATTTTAAGCTGAAAACCGCCGTCAGCTTCGACGTATTCGTCGCGTAATTCTTCGCTTACGCCTTCCAGTGATTCCACAAAAGTTTTCAAAGTCATTTTATACCATCCCGGTCAGAGTTTTAGTGTGTACTTACCCATTGTACAGGATTCATTTTTTGTTTTGCAAGCCCCTGTTAAGGAAACTTTTAGCCCAGTCAGCGAACAGGCCCGCCCACCATATGGACGTTAGGCCTTTCGGGTTGTGCTTACTGGAAAACCGGGTGTCGGACGTGTTTAGGCGCCAACTTACCTTTCCCGACGGTAGCATGACGCCGGTCGCCTGCAGGTTTATTACGTAGTCAGGGGTTTGGCTGTGGCGCCGGGCGGTTACGTCGTCCATTACTCATCCTCCGCCGCCAATAATACGCCAGCAGCGGCAGCGGCAGCCAGTTCCGCCGCCCGGATGAATTGACGCGCGGCCGCTGTTTCGGCGCGAACGGCCTTGATATCAGTGAGGTTTTTCGCGCGGTTCACCGCTGCGCCGGCTTCCTCCAGTGTCGTTTCAGCAGATTCAATGGACAGCCTAGCTGCTTTCGATGCCGCCCGGCTCTGCTGCCCGGTCTCCAGTGTGCGCTTTGCCGTGGCTACGGACTGCTTTGCAGTGCGCATGGAATTTTGCGCCGCACCCACAGCTGCCGCCTTTTTATCCGCCGCTGTCTTGGCCACGCTCGCCGCTGCCCGCGCCTTAGATGCCTTTGCGGCGACTATCTTTTCCAGCTGCTCCACAGATAGCGGGTTGCCCCTGAAATCAACGAGTTGCTGCAGCGTAATCTTGCCACTTCGCCACAGCCGGGCTTTCGCCGGCCCCAGTATTTTGTTTTGGAACTCTGTGCCCTTGGATTTCAGGAAGTCGTCGAATGTCGTATCTTCCGGCACTTGGCCGTCCATACTCGCCCGGGTGCTCGGCTCCAGTTCC